ACAACGTCAGAAGTATTGTCCTCGTAGTTAACATAGTCTTGAGTGTCAAATGTTCTATGTAATTTTTTAAACGAATGAAAATGCCTGTCTTTTGCTACGTCTTCTACAGCTTCAGTTTTCCATAACTGCCAACCTTCACCAAGCGTAGAACTTTTATCAGACAAATGTTCTAACCATGCTGTAGAATCTTCCTTAGATATTTTTTTTGGAGCTTCTGAAAAACGTACTTGTTCACGTACTTCTTTTACTATTTCTTCTTGTTCTTCTAAGAATGATGCAGGCACTAACTTTTTAAAGTCTAATGGTATAGTAATAGAACTAGCAGCAAGAATAGGTCTAAGTCCGTCTATAAATAATTCTTGCATAGGCTTTATAACTGTCCTATAGAACAAGTCGTAGCCGTCACGCATTTCGTCAGCGTTTGATCCAAAACCACCACCTTCGTTACGCACACCAAATAATAAAGGTGTAGTTACTCTATGTCCTGATAGTATTTTAGTCTGCACCTCTCGTGAAAGAAAATCGTATGTTTTATGCGCTTCAGATAAATTTAGAGGTTCTATTTGTGGTGCTGTATCAGGTTCACTAGAAAACGTCATAAGTATTTTACCTGCGTTAGACGCACCGCCAAATTTGTTATATATAAGTCTTTCTAGTTCTGCACGTTCTTCCTGTGTAGGCACTCCGTCACGAAAGTTGATCATGCAACTAGGAAATAGACCATTAGTTATATTAGATTTATGATACGCTGAAAGGTCTGAATCTACCTGTATGTAATTTGTAGACGACAAATAATCAGGTAAGCCATAGTAAAAACTTAATGGACTATATAGTTTTATGTGTAGTAGTTGACTAGCTGCTGTTCTGTCGCTTGTGCTAAATGCAGGTATTACATTTGGCTCTTTATTAGAATACCAATCTGTAGAATGATAAAATAATTTTACCCTGTCTTCGTCATCAGCTATACCGCATCTTATTGTGCAGGCAGGTATATGGTGTACCTCAGATATAGTTGTTCTGTCTTGCGACCAAATTACGTTTAGATAACATTGACCATATAATTTTAGGTCAAAAGTTGCCCTACGTAAACAATCACCGCTACCAAAAATCTGTTTTACTTTTAGCCATTGCTCAACGTGAGAGTCTTTAAATTCAGATTCTAAACCTTCTCCGTATATCATTTCTGCACAACCTTTAACTATAGCACCATGTATAGAGCTAGACGCAAATAGTTGCTCTAAATAGTGTGGGTAATGATTGTCAGCACCCATTTCAATAAACTTTTTATTGTTTGATTCTACGAAATGTGGTGTATTCGTGCTTTGGTAATTAAGTACCGATAAGTTTGTTTTCATTATGGTATATATACGTAATCCTGGTCTGAGTCACCTGTAGTGTATTCTGTGTAGCTGCTTTCACTTAGTGGAGTTACACCGCTACTAGCATAGCAAAGTCTTGTAGCTCTACTTACGCCACCTTGTGCAAAATTAACTAAATAATAACCCTCAATCAATTTATTCGAACCTGTTTGTATAGGATAAACAAACTCGACATAGCGTGCGTTTGATTCTATTGGCGTTAGTGTTATTTGATACGTTTGTTCAGTTAGCTGATTAGTAAATGTAATATCTACTGCTCCGCTAGAATATCCATCAAGTTTCAAAACTATAGGACTAACTGAATTACTGTTTATTTGTATCATACTAATATATATAAGAAATATGCGTTACGTTTACAAAACCAATGCCCTAGGCTGTTTTTGTTTTGTTTTGCCTAATTCCATAGGTACGTTAATACAAGTATGGTTGCCTAAAATTACTGCTACACCTAGTGCTTGTTTTTTATAGTGTTTAGCATACGCTGCTGCATAACTTTCCCTATCAATGCCACAGCCTACCTGACAGCCAAAAATTTTATATTTAGCACCTACAAAATATTCAGTATACATTTGAGTATGTA